GCAGCAGGCAATTGAAGCCTCGTGTGCTGAGATGGAGGAAAGCGTCTTCCATCGTAAGCGATGGTTTGACCTCGACCAAGACGTGATGGGGGAAGGTGAGACTGGAGAAGAGCCTAACAATCTTCAGGACATTATTGACACCCTTCTTGAAGACTTTGATAGACAGAATGTCCCTCGCTCAATCTCCGAAATCATACTTAATGGTGCCCTGTATGGCACAGGCATTGGTAAGATTTGTGTAGAGAAAGAGACAATACGTACTCCCGTTCCGGGAGAATACAGCGTATCCACACAGGTTACAGAAGAAGAAAAAGTTCGGGTTTCTCTGGTAGCAGTAGACCCTAGAGAGTTTGTAATCGACCCCGCAGCTACTTGCATCAATAAGGCCCTTGGGGTGGCCCATGTATATAGAGTACCACTACACGACGTTCTCTCCAAGCAGGCCAGTGGCGTATACCGAGACACCTTTATTGGAGCGTTTGATGAAACGTCTTCCTCGACCACTCGCCCGGAACTTGAAGTCCGACCCAAGAATATCCACGAAGTCGAAATCATCGAGTACCACGGACTTGTTCCAAAGAAGATGTTCGATGAAGCAATTGCGGAAACCTCTGAGGATGTATCGAACGAATTCCTCCGTGTCGGTAACCTTACTGAATCCGACATTCCAAAAGACAATGGTGCTGACATGGTTGAGTGCATTGTCTGGATTGGAAATCGTGGAACCCTCCTAAAGATTGTTCGGAATCCCTTTATCATGCAGGACCGCTCCTTTGTGGCGTTCCAGTATGACACCGTCCCTAATCGCTTCTGGGGTCGTGGAGTAGCAGAGAAGGGGTACAACCCTCAGAAGGCTCTAGATGCCGAGCTGCGCGCTCGTATTGACTCTCTGGCCCTGTCTACGTACCCCATGACTATTATCAATGGTTTGATGGCTCCACGTAATCAGGACTACTCTGTGCGGCCGGGTAGAAATATCGTGGTGTCGGGTAATGTTGGGGAGGCTATGGCCCCCTTTAAGTTCCCGCCTCCGGACCCGCAGAGCTACAGGCAGACGGCAGAGTTTGAGCGCATGGTTACCGTAGCTACTGGGGCTATGGATACCGCCGCCCCTCTGGGAGTTAATCCGCGTAACGAGACAGCTTCGGGTATGTCTATGATGCTGTCCGCTGTACTGAAGCGTAGCAAGAGAACTCTACGGAACATTGAGAACCAGTTCCTTTCTCCTCTCGTGCATAAGTTTGCGTGGAGATACATGCAGTTTGACAACGAGAGATATCCGGTTAAGGACTATCACTTTAAGGTTGTTGGTGCCCTTGGAGCACAGGCGAGAGAGTTCGAAGTCGCTCAGCTCACCCAGCTTCTCCAGACCCAGCCAGCAGAACAGCCCGGATACTGGATTATTCTTCGCGGTATCATGCGTAACTACAATGTTGAGGATAAGGAAGACCTTATCAAGATTATTGACGGATTCCTTCAGCAGTCCTTGCAGCCTAAGGAGCAGGAAATTCCTCCTGAGATTCAGGTTAAGCTTAAAGAACAGGAACGCAAGATGCGTGAACTTCAGTGGAAGATGGACCAAGCCGTGGAAGACGAAGTTCGCAAGGACGCAGAGGTGGAAGCTGAAGCCGCTAGAGATAGAGGTGAGGCTATCTGGAACACTTCAGAAGCTGTGCTCAATGCCCGTAAAGCAGAGACAGAATATGTCAATGCTATCGCTAAGCTTGTGACAGCTATGAAGACAACCGGCGAAGGCGGCGAGGATATCGCTACAACCATCGCTAGAGCAGAGAAAATCCTTAACGGGTATGTTGACGAAGCACAAGGGGAACCAGAGCTTGCAGCCCTTCGTTCTTCGATGGAACGTCAACAGAAAGAAGAAATACAGCCCGGTATAGGAGAAGAACGAGAGGTAACACCAGATGGAGATAACCGAGGAACAGCGCCAACAGGCAATTAATGATATCGAATTGATGATTGAGGCTCTAGCCCACCCCGGCTGGACCCTCATTCACAAGAACTTTCAAGAAGCATTCGATGACCAGAATCACGTAATGCGAGTATCCAGTGAACGAGAACTCTATCAAGCACAGGGCCGTCTCATGACACTCGCGCAGATTCTGACCATCAGGGATACTCTAGTTGGCGAGTTAGAGAAATTGGAGAACCCTCAGACAGAAGTATCTCTGGAAGAGGACACATTCTCCGAGGAATTCTACCGCCAGATGGAGCCCTAACAAATGAGCATACTACGTGACTATAAATGCGAAGCATGTGATTTTGTATTTGAAGAATGGTGTAAGGTTCATGGTGAACCTAAGGACTGCCCCCATTGTGGGGGTGCCTCTTACGCCATGATTAGCGGAGGTAACTTCCGCCTGCCCGGCCACGATACGGGATATCCGACCGCAGCCGACAAGTGGGCAAGACGCCACCGCTCCGCCAATAAAGCTCAACTTAAAGAGCTTGGCATTCCGCACTAAGGTGCAACAGTAGTCCCCCGAAAGGGATAAGACGGAGGTTATTTAATGACACAGCGAATCGTAGACCAGCGTATGGACGGTACAGTTGTAGACGGCGGGTCGTTTACTACTAGCACTGCCACCGCACGAGAGGAACCCAAACTGCCGGAGAAATTTTCGGGCAAGTCCGTTGAGGAAATTGTAGCAGCTTACGAGAATCTAGAGAAGGAACTCGGGCGTAAGGGCAATGAACTCGGTGAACTCCGAAAGATGGCAGATAAACTTATCGAGCGAGGGTTGGGAGATTCGCCCCCGCAGAAGCCGGTAGAAGAGGAGACCATCGATAAAGATGATTTCTTCGAGGACCCGGTAACAGCGGTTACCCGAATTGTCGAGAAGGCAGTCAAGCCAGTAGAATCTAAACTCTCCGAGAATCGGCGAGAATCAGCTCTATCAGCACTTCGACAAAAGCACCCCGATTTGATGCAGACTATCGAGAACCCAGACTTTCAAGACTGGATTATGTCCAGTTCTAGTCGTCAGGTCTTGTGGGGTCAGGCGTCTCAGGGAAACTTCGATGTTGCTGACGAACTCTTTACCGAGTACGAAAAGATGTCTGGTGCCGACCGGGAGAAAGCTACAGCAGCCAAGGAGACAGCTAATGCTCAGAAGGAGCAAGAGCTGGCAGCGGCTACGACAGTTGGAAGAGGCGCATCGGGAGATGCTACAGAAGGATATGACCGCAAGAAGGTATTTAAGCGGGCTGAACTTATCCGTCTACAGCTAGAGGACCCGATGGCTTATCAGCAGATGCAGCCTGAGATTATGCAGGCGTATGTTGAGAAACGTGTCATCTAATAGACACTTGCAACTTATCACTTAAAGGAGATTACTAGAATGGCTCTAGGCACTAATCATATGACGACTACAACTCAGGCGACATTCATCCCTGAGCTTTGGTCAGACGAAGTCATCGCGACTTACAAAAAGAATCTCGTCCTTGCTAACCTTGTGACAATGATGAACCACAATGGTAAGCGTGGCGATACTGTCCACATCCCGGTTCCGACCCGTGGTACTGCTTCGGCAAAGGCGGCGGAGACTCAGGTTACCCTGATTACATCCACCGACTCGGAAGTGCAGATTACCATCGACAAGCACTACGAGTATTCGCGTATTATCGAGGACATCCTTGATAAGCAGGCTCTTGCCAGTATGCGCGGATTCTACACGTCGGATGCGGGCTATGCTCTGGCTACTCAGGTCGATAAGGACCTGTGGCTCCGAGCGTATGGTCTACAGGGTGGTACGGTCAATACTGTCTTTGAAGGTACGACTGTTGACTTTGGTACAGCAGGTACGGTCATTGGTGGTGATGGCACCACAGCGTTTGACGCTGGTAATGACAACGCTACTGCGCTCACAGACATTGGTATCCGTACTTGTATCCAGACTCTGGATGACGCCGACATTCCGATGGACAATCGTGTTCTGGTTGTTCCTCCGGTAGAAAAGAAGAACCTCACAGGTATCGCCCGCTTTACCGAGCAGGCGTTTATTGGTGAGTCTGGCAATGCGAACACAATTCGCACTGGTCTCATCGGTGACGTTTACGGCATTCCGGTCTATGTCAGCTCGCACAGCCCGACAGATACAGAAGGTTCGCAGGACGCTCGTCTCTGCCTCCTGATGCACAAGTCCGCTCTGGTTCTTGTGGAGCAGATGTCGGTTCGTTCGCAGACTCAGTACAAGCAGGAGTATCTGGGTGACCTGTTCACCGCTGATACCATCTATGGTACTGGCGAACTGCGTAACGACGCTGCTGTCAAGATTGCCGTCCCGGCCTAATCTTAGGTAAATAGAGGGCCTCTTTCGGGAGGCCCTTCCTAAGTAACAAGGAGATAAATTATGGCGTTTTCTAGTGCAAGTGTTTCTAGCATTGAACGAGTCGGCAATCAGAATTTTCAGGGTCTATACACAGACATTTGGAAAGTGACGTTGTCGGTTAATCCTGCGTCTATTGCTGCGGGAGCTTCTGATGCTGACGTGTTTACAGTTCCGGGGATTGACTTTGGAGACCACATTATTTCGTATGGTAACGGAAATTCGTGGGGAGTTCAGGCAATGATTAACTTTTACATTGGTAACCCCGGAGTTCTGCGAATGGTCATCGAAAATGTTCACGCATCTTCGGCTCTAGATATTGGAGCACAGACAGTTACAGTGCTGATTGGCCGCCCTGCGTGGTAATGTAACAGGGGCTTCGGCCCCTTTACTTTGGAGATAGGTATGTCTGCTTCTGCGGTCACTGTTCTACAGATAGTAAATAAAATCATGGCCCGACTCCGTGAGGACTCGTTGGGCGCGTTGTCAGACACAGACTACGCTCGTACTGTACTTCAGCTCCTTAATGACGCTAAGAGGGAGGTGGAAGATGCCTTCAACTGGTCTGCTCTTAGGAACACTATTGATGTGGATACGGTGCAGAGCACTAGCACTTATTCCATATCTGATGGTAGTTCTGTTTATACTAATCAGAGGAGTCGATTGGTTGAAGTTTACAATTCTACCACGGACCACTACCTTATTCAAATCCCGCGCGACCGTATGCGTAGGCTTCGTTACGACGATGACCAAGAAGCTGAACCGATGTATTACTCGATTGACGGGTATGACTCGGACCAAAATATCCAAATAGAAATTCACCCTAATCCTGATGCTGTCTACACCCTTAAGTGTGTAGCCTTTATTCCGCAGGAAGACTTCACAGTTTCCGCCAGTGGAGGCTCCTCTATCACTGTTCCGTGGAGACCAGTCTATCTTAGGACTCTGTCTCTAGTTCTGAGAGAGCGGGGAGACGACGAAGGTATTTCTTTTGGTGAGGCTTTCCAAGACTATGTTGTGTCTCTCAATGATGCTATTGCATATGAGCAGAGAGCAGTGTACGACAACTCCCTCGATGGAGATTGGCACGTAGTAACCAATGGCTTCTAAACTTCTTCCAGTAGTGTTTCGAGCCCCCGGAATCGGAGGGCTCAATCTAGAGGGTGAGGCTGTCGGCCGAGACCCTAGTACAGCACGTATTGCAGAAAACGTGGTGTATGATGAGGCGGGTAGAATCTGTTCTAGGAAGGGATACACTAAGCTTACGACTAGCGGGAATGAGTTGTCAGGGCTTCCAGATATTGAAGCTATGCACATGCTTGATACCTCTAGTGGTAACAAGCTAGTTGTAGCTACAACCGGCAAGCTTTGGGAATCTGCCCCAAGCTACGATAGCTTTACAGATGTGTCTGGTGGACTCACTATTACCACAGATACGTGGCAGTTCGTTAACTTCAACGACAAAGTTATCGGAATGTGCACAGGTGAGACAGCTATTGTAAAATCCTATGCAGGTAACTTTGCTAGAATCTCTGCTGCCTCTGGTACAGTACCGGATGGTAATTGCATCCACAGCGCCTTTGGTAGATTGTGGGCACAGAAAGGAGACTCGTCAACAGCTAAGAGTATCATTGCATACAGCGCCCTACTCGATGAGACTCATTGGTCTACGGGAGCAGGAGAGATTAATGTTCTGGGCACGGCCGGTGCCGTTGCTCACGGATACGACGAACTCACTGCTATCAGTTCCTTTGACAACTATCTGATTGCATTTCTTCGTAACAGCATCGTTATCTACAACAATCCCGATGACCCAAGTAATCTTGGAATCGAGAAGGTTATCCAAGGTGTAGGATGTATTGCTAGAGATAGCGTACAGC